CAGGATCGGCCCATTCCAAAGCCATCGCGCGCAGATATTGCATCTGAACCGTATCATCGCGCCGCCCGTTGGACTGTTTGGGCAGGCTGGATTCCGACGATTTCGGGTCCAGAAACTTGTTCGGCTGGTTCGTTCCCTTGTCGATCGCCGCACAGCCATATTCCGTAAAGCGGATCGGCTTGGATTGTGGAATCCAATCGCTGGGGGCCAAAAGCCGCACACCATCAATCCGGTTGTGATGCGGGTTCAGCCACCAGCTTTTCAAATCCTTGTAGCGGAAAACCCATGGCTCCTCAAACGCGCCATCCGTAATCGGCAAACGCCGCTGCGCTGCCTCACCCTCCGGGCTGTCATAATACCAATCAAACCCCTCACCACCCATGACATTTGCGCGCAGGTAGTCCAGATCATAGATCGCCTCAAAGGACGCATCGGCATGGTCATCGCCGTCGCGCCAATCAGACAACGGCATGTAATTGTCGATCCCGATGAAGTCGATATTGGGATCGGACCACAGCGGATCAAGGTGGAAATACACATTCCCATCCGTATGATAGCCAAAATACTCCGACCAATCGGCGGCATAGGTGATCTTGGTATCCAGCCCCAGAATGGCACGCACATCGGCTGTCAGTTGGATCATCGCAGCCACCGCCGGAAAGCTGTGGCCCAGCCCGCGAATTTGCGTCAGGCCCCGCATCTCGGAGCCGATGCAAAACGCATCCACCCCGCCCGCGGCCGCGCACAGATGGGCATAGTGCAGAATAAAGCGGCGGTAGCGCCATTCCGACGGACCGGTGTAAGAAACAATCCCGCCAGACACCGCAAAATCCGAAGCCTGCGCGCTGCCAAAAAACCCGTCCACTTCTGCAATGGCGGCAGCAGTCTGGTCCGGGCTGCCAACGCGCCCCGGTGCCACCGACAGTGTAATCCGCCCCCGCCATGGCAGTTTCGGCTGGCCAACCACACCTGAATAAGGGTCGGGCAAGCTGTTTCCCGCTAATTGGTCCATCAAGACAAAAGGGTAGAACATAACCTCCTGTCCGCCCTCCCGCACCGCCTGAATGGCCTCGATCACCGATGCATCCGCCGGGGTGCCGCCATAGATCGACCGCCCGTTTTCGCGCATGATCTCTTGCGCCTGCCCGCGCGCAATGCCCCCTGCACGCCACGCCATGCGGGCCGCATCCTGCACGGTTTGCTCTACCTTCGGTTCTACCAGGCAGCTGCCGCAGCGCAGATCATTGCCAAACCATGACACAATCAGCGACACAGATGTCACATGCGGCAACTCCCCCCGCATCTGCTGCAGGCTGGTTGCAAAATCCGCTTTACCTGAAGGGGAGTTCACATTGACGCTCCGGCTGATCCCCGGGCCATCCGCGTAATGCAGTGCGGTGGTGGCTAGCGCATATTCGCCGGTGCCGGGCATCATCGCCACGGCCCGCACGGCGCGGGCAAGGTCAATCGTACTCTCGGCGAAGGCACCTTGTGCAGGGCGGATCACCTCAAACGTCATTTGCGGCACGCGGTTGCCAAAGCGTGAAATATCAAGGTCTTCGACCACCACATAGGCAATCCCGCGGTACGCTGGCGCATTGCCCGTACCCTCCACCGCCTCGATCTTCGGGTCCGGCACCTGGCTTTGCGTCCCGCGATAGATCCGCAAGTTGATGCTGTCGGGGTCAATCTCCACCCCGTCTGCCCAGATCCGTCCAATCGACGAAATCTCTCCCTCGCACAAGGCAACGGCAAAGCTGACGGTGTAGGAATAGCTGGTCGCGCGCGGTTTGGGCGCACCCTTGCCGCCGCCCGATGTGGTGCTGTTTTCTTTAAACTGGGTGGCCCAGATCACCTGCCCCGCAACCCGCATCCGCCCGTAAACCTGCGGCACCGCGGCCCCCTCGGCGGCACCAGTCAAGCGGAACCGCTCCACCCGGCCCGTCTCCACAGCCTCCGACCCCGCCCCCATCAGGCGCTGGTCGATCATGCGGCCCAAGGTTGCCCCAACAGCGCGGCCAATGACTGCCCCCGACAGGCCCAAAACCGTGCCCCCAAACCCCGCCCCGGCGGCGGCCCCAACAGCTGACAGCAAAATCGTCGCCATTCACAGCACTCCTTTATGGAAATTCAAACCGCGCCACGACGCGCCGCGCCCAAGGCTCTGACAATGGGCTTTCAATAACCCCATGCCCCGTATAGGCATGGATAAAGCTGGGCGCGGGCGCCACAGCCCCCGCAATCCCCAGATGTTTTGCAACACTTCCCGCCCGCATCCGAAACAACAGCACATCGCCGGGGGCGGCCTGCGCCAAAGGTTTGGGCCGCAACCAGCGAAGGGCGGCCCGCAACAACACCTCATCGCGCCCCGGTTCGGACCAATCGGGCGTATAAGCCGGCACCTCCTCCGGCTCCGGCCCGCGCAGCACGCGCCAAATGCCCCGCAACAGGCCAAGGCAATCCGTTCCCGCCCCTTTGCGGCTGGCCTGATGCACATAAGGCGTGCCAATCCAACCCCGCGCCTCTGCCACAACACGCATCTGCTGCGGCGTCATCGCACCAAACTCCCGCCCGTGTTGATTTGGCTGGAAACGGGATAGGACGTCAGCCAATCATCCCCTGGAATATCGGGAAACCCCCGGAAGTTCAGGAAGTTGGCAAACTTGAAGCTGCATGTCTCGCCGCGCTTGTCGCACCCCGCCTCCAACCGCAGTATATCGCCTGCGGCCAAAGCGGGCCCGATCTGCTGCCACAGCTCGATCATCCGCTGCCCGTCTTGCATCCCGTCATTCTTGATGATGCCAACCACACCTTGCGCCGCACCAGACACAACGATCAGCCGCCCCTTTTCAAACCAGCGGGCCTCAAAACCCGAGAGCGTGGCAAAACGGAAAACCCGGTTTTCCGTCACACTTTCCAAGGCAAGTTCATGCGAAAACCCCGGAAGCGACAGGTCAATCCCACAGTTCGCATCACCCAGAACGGCGGCGCAACTGCGCTGAAACGCACGGCCTTGCGGTTGGTTCAGCGTCTCGGTCAAACCGCGTAATTCGGCCTGAAACGCCCCGCCTGCGCGCGCAATCTCTCCGATCGTGCCGCGAAACGTAAGCGCGCGCTCCTCGGGGTTGGCCCAGTTCACCTGCCAGCCCACAAGCCCCGCCCCATCAAAACGCCCCGCCAGAATATCGGCCTCCGTCACGGCCAGATCCGACAGCGCGCCCATGGCTTCAGTGTTGTCCACCGACAGGCCCGTGGTCTGCTGCAAAGCCCGCGCAGTCAGCCCCGTTTCCGCCTTGTAAACCCGGCCTGCAAAGGCCAGATCGCGGTCGTGGTCGGTAAAACCAAACCAAATCCCGTCCTTGCGCCGAATTTCCCAGGCGTGGCAAACGGTCGTCGCCCCTCTTTCCAGATGCGCAAAAAGCCCCTCACGCCCGGTGCTGATAACCGCCATCACACCCGCACCTCCACCACCGGCACCGACGGCACATCGCCTGCCTTGAAGGACGCGACCGAGGTTTGAATGCGGTCGGTATCAAACCGCACCGGCACGTCAAACTCATAGCCCGCCGTAATCCGCACCCCCTCATCCGGGGGGGTTGGAAACGTTATCAGCCCGGTGTTGGTGTCGATATCGAACTCAATCGTTTCCACCTTGGGATCGCCCGAAATCGCCACCAGAACGGTGCCCAAAACCGGCTTCACCACCGGGCGGGTATAGCTTTGCGCGCCAGACACATAAATCTTGGACAAGGAAAACGTCAACCGCGCGCCATCACCGATCCCGATGATCTGATCCATCGCATCCGGCACTTTCGACGGCAGGCAGGATTTGAAATCCGACCAGTCCTTCCAGCGGAAGCCAAACAATTGCCCGCGCCGCGCCTCAAAAAACGCGATCAGCGCTTCCACATCGTCCAGACTCCGCAAACTCACCCCCGCGTCATAGCGGCGGCGCGAATGCGCCCAAGGTGTGTTGCGTTCCTCAAACCCGTTGGCCAGCGTCACAATCTCGGTGCGCCGCTCCGGCCCGCCGACCGACCCAAAGCTCAGGTTCGCCGGAAAGCGTATGTCATGAAAACCCATTTCCGCCCCCTATCTGTTCCGCTGCCCGCGTGACAACGCCCGCGCCGCCCCCGCCGCGATCTGGCTTTGGCTGCGTTGAAAACTGCCCACATCGGGGGTTGTGATGTTCATTACCACGGTCACCGGGCGGCCACCGCCCCCCGCCTGCACGCCCAAACGCCCGTCCGCACCGCGCGCCAAGGGCATGATCGCCTCTGGCCCCGCCTCGCCCATCAGGCCCATCCCTCCCCGCATCGCGAAATTCATAGG